GCAATTGATGAGTACTTCAATCGAATCAACCTTTCTACCTCAGCGGGAGAAGGATTGACTGGAAGAAAGTCAGATTATTTCAACATCGATCCTGAGACTCAAAGGTGCACTCCAAATTGTTTCTTATCCGGCTTACTTGAAGAAAGGTTCAAACAACTTCTTGGTGGAGTTAATCCCATTTTTGTATATAAGGGATCTCTCAAGGAGGAAGTGACAACCATGGCCAAGATAAAAATCGGAAAAACGCGAATGTTCTATGGCATGAATCTTGTAGATCTAATTGTGAGTCGTATGGCACTAGGTTCTTTTTTCAGCTCTTTTGTGGAGCTGGGAGAATGCCTGGGGTCGTGCGTTGGAATAAACACACATGCCGAAGGACATAAGTGGAGAGACGATTTTGACTTTTCACCATATATGTCAGATTGGGACCATCAAGACTGGGATTTGGATAATTTGCCTGATGTTTCGTGGGCTATGTGCTCAATAATTTATTCTGTATGTACCCTGCAAGGGTACTCCGAAACTGAATTATTGGTGCTACGTTCTGTTCTCACTATGAGCATTAATCCATCAGTGAACTTCAATGGCATCTTGGTACGAGTACCAGGTTTAGTCCCTTCTGGGGATTATGGTACGGCGGAAAAGAATTGTCTTCGCGGTTTGGTGATGAATATGTACGCATTCTATTTTCTTAATCCTAAAGTCGATCTCCGTATGGACTATCTCACTAAGTACTTTGATTTCGTGCGTCCCCGTTTTTATGGGGATGATTCCCGAATACATGTGAAAGAAGAAGTGAAGTGGTTCAATGCTGTTGAGATTGCTCGGTTCTATATGGATAACTTAGGATTGACGATCACGAGTGCTACCAAGTCGGATGCTATCCAGGCGTTTACTAAGATGGAGGACATGGTATTTCTCAAGCGACATATTCGTTTTAGGAAAGACCTTAATCGATGGGTATTGCCTCTAGAGCCTGATTCTATAGTCAGGAGTCTCGAATGGATAGTTCCTACTAAGGCTATTACGGAAGAAGAACAATTGTTGAGCCTTTATATAAGTGCTCTCCATGAAATTTTCTTCCACTTATCCTGG